TTTATTATTAATGAATGGATTGACACCATTTATAACCAATTGTTGATTTTTTTTGATACCTTTTTTATATTCGAATACATCTCCAGTCGTTTTATTATTAAGTTTAAACCCTTTAGGCGCATCAATATTAATTAGTAATTTAAATTGATGTCTTAATAATGGGTTGATTGAATCTGATGAACCATTGTAAATTTTAAAAGCTGTTGTATCGTGTGTGTATTTAATTTCATCATCTGATAAAACGCCTGCTTCAAATTGCCAATCACCACTTGATAAACTAAATTGACTTGTGTCTTTTAATGATTCTGAATAACCTTTGAAAACAACGAAAGTGACTTCGAAAGTAGCGAATGAATTAGTTAAATCATCATTATCATTGCTATCACAATACACTGCATATTTTTTACCAGGCGTATCACTATGCCACACATAATATGGTTCACGTTGGTATAAGACATTTCTTATTTTCTGTTTATACAATTTCAAATCTTTAGTATCTAATCCTTTAAATGAAAAGTTTAAAACCAAATTAAAAGGACCGAACGTAGTTGGCCCCATTAGTACACCATCAGTACCATTGATTTCAGTTGTATTTGCGTTAACTTCCACGTCTTCTTCTATGTGATCTAAGAATAATAAATTAGGTGTATCGGTTAACTTAATATCAAAGTTATCATTAAATAACCTTACTTCTTTTACCAAATTAGAACTCACCTCCAAAATTGTATGCCATCATTTGTGCTTGTTTACCTTGTGCTTTACTCACATCCCGTTCAGTAAATCCTTTAGGTTGTTGTTCAATATTCTTATTACTACGTGCGATTTGCATTAATGTATCTAATTGTTTTTGTTGATTAGCAATCATTTGTAGTAACAATTCTGTGTTATCATTACTGTTACTTCCACCAGTTGAAGGTGTGCGCATTTGATTAGGACGTTTATTTTTCTTATTACTTTCTATCCTCTGTGATGCAATAGCAAGTAATTTCATAGCGTCAGATTGTCTACTAGGGTCAGTAGGTATAACAAATTCTGGATGACCATCTTCTGCTAATTGGTATAAACCAGATGAATTGATTAACCCGCCTGTAGCATACCCATGACCTTTGCCAATAGCAGATAACATACCTTTAGTACCGTAACGAGATTTTGCATATCTCATACCAGCAATTAAGTTATCTAAACCATTCATGATGTTACCGTGACCTGGTATTTTATAAGCATTAAATGTACCTGGTTTTACTTGTACTAAACCTTTAGCTCTACCATCATTAAGACCATCAGTCCCACCAATAGCCTTAGCGTTTCCTCCAGATTCAGTTTGTATTTGTTTCTTCCAAGCGTTAATATATGCAGATGATTGAGGTAGACCTGCTAATTTAAGTGCCTTCTTAACGTCTCCGTTCCATTTACCAGAACCTCCGCCATCATTAGCTTTAAGCCATTTGATAGGGTCAATAGGTGTTCCGTTCTTTTGAACTTCAAAGTGTAAGTGAGGTCCGGAAGATTTACCTGAGTTACCAGATACACCTAAGTAATCACCAGGTTTAACATTCTTACTACCACTGAATGCATGCTTACTCATGTGACCGTAAATAACTTTAGTAGCTCCTTTTACAATATCAACCATGTTACCGAAACCACCGTTCCAACCTTTACGAGCCGTAGCTTTACCAGCTAGAACAGAATATAGTTTGTCGTAAATATAGTTAATATCCACACCCATGTGAGGGCCTGCAAATGGATATCCTGGAGCTTTACCGTTAGGACTAAATGGGAAGTTGATACCTTTAGAAAGGTCGATGTAACCTCCATCACCTTCTGCTGCGTCTGACATCCAAGAAGTAAATGTATCGATTGCAGCTTTTTTAAGTTTAGAGAACATACCTTTCATCATGTCAAATGGCAATTCTGCTGCTTTAGATATACCGAAACCGTCTAAATTTAAGCCAATACCTTCAAGTACTTTATCCAGTAATTTACCTGGCTTATCTATCCACTCCATAACGTCGCCGATTTTATCTTCCATCCACTTTTTACCTTTAACTGCTGTTTCAAGTGTTTTGTTTACAACAGCTTTACCACCGTCAACAACTTTACCAGTAGCTACTTTTGCTCCTGCTTTAACCCCAGTTGCAACATCACCAAAGAAGTTATCGCCTTTCTTTTTCTTCTTGGGTTTTTTGTTTGAAAGTGTACCACTAGCAAATTTAGGCATGTTATTCAACATTGAATGTGTCTGAGCACCATTCATAACTGAAGAACCTTTAGGTAGGAATGCTGTTGTATCTCTATTAGGTGTAAGAGCCATTTTGCCGTTAGGATATCTAATAGCTTCGTGTCTGAAACCACCAGGGCCATTTCCTCGTCCTTTATCTCCCACAGTAGCGAATGTGTCACGGTTTATTTTACCGTTTGTTACAACATTTTGAGTGGTAGTGTGTTCTGTTCCAGTGTGGAGTTTGACTTTAGGAAGTTTATCCATACCAAGTTTTCCACCAACCCAGTTCACACCATCGATAAGTTTGTTTAATCCGCCTTTAACTTTGTCTATCATGCCAGAGAAGAAACCTTTGATATCACCAGTTACCGACTTGATAACATCACCCATTTTGTTCATAACACCAGTGATTTTATCTTTCATTCCAGTAACTAAATCAACTGTTCCGCTCTTGATACCCTTCCATTTTTTAGACATAAAACCGCCGATTGCGTTCATTGTGTTGGTCGTTCCTTTTTTGAGCGAACCCCAAGCACCTTTCACGCCAGACCAAGTAGCTTTAGCTTTATTTACTGTGCCTGACTTAATGCTGTTCCACTTATTACTCATGAAGCTTCCTACAGCTTTAAATGTGTTAGTAGTGCCTTTTTTAAGACCATTCCATGTATTTTTCACGCCAGACCATAAAGCTTTAGCTCTATTTACTACACCGTTTTTAACAGAAGTCCATAATTTTAGAGCAAAATCTTTCACTGCATTAAATATTGCAGTTACTCCTTTTTTAAGCGCGTTAAATGTAGCGCGAACGCCATTCCAAAGTCCTTTAGCTCGGTTTATAACACCATTTTTAATAGCATTCCAAACTTTAATAGCAAAATTCTTAACTGCGTTAAATATAGCTGATATACCATTTTTTAATGCATTAAATGTATTAGTTACACCACTTCTTAAAGCTCTTACAATATTTAATACGCCATTTTTTATAATATTCCATACTTTAATGGCAAATGCTTTAATAGCATTAAATATAGTTACCACAATCCGTTTGACTAAGTTAAAGTTAGATCTAACTTGGTTAACATAAGCTTTAATTATTGCAACTACACCATTTTTAAGTAATGTCCATATTTTAATTGCTGCTGCTTTCATTCCGTTCCATAAAGCAGATAAAATATTTTTTAACGCTTGGATTGGGTGCTGAACAGCGAATTTGATGGCATTCCATACTGTTATAGCAGTATTTTTAATGGCGTTCCAAACAACAATTGTAGAAGTTTTAATTGCATTCCAAATATTAATAATATAAGGCTTGATAAATCCGAAAACTGCAATTGCTGCGTTTTTTATTGCATTCCATGCGCCTATTACAGCATTTCTAAATGTACTATTTGTTTTCCAAAGATAAACAATAGCACCAACAAGTGCAGTAATCACAGTAATAACTATTCCAACTGGTCCAGTCATAAATCTGATTGCTAATCCTAATCCTCGTGTGGCTAATGCAGCTGCTTTAGTAACACCAGTCCAAATTGTCATTGCTGTTGCTGCAATTTTCGATTTAATAGCTTGTACTGTTTGAGAAGTAGTTAACGCTGCCATTGCAACCCTATAGCCATTTGCTATACCACGAGCAGTAGCAGTAACACCATTCCATATTGCTTGTGATGCAGCTGATATTTTGGCTGCGGCATTATGTCTTATGAAAAATTGGATTAAACTAGACATTCCACCGAACATTCCACCAATTGTACTGGCTAATTTACCAAATATGGTTAAAACTGGACCTAGAGTTACTAACGTAATGCCAAGCCATTTAACTATGCCACCTAATGTTTTTTGTGTAGAACCGTCTAATCCTTGCCACCATTTTATAACGGATTGGATACCATTACTAATTGTAGTGAAAGCCTTACCTAGTTTTTCCCCTGTTTCTTTTGCCCACTGTTGAGCACCAGGAGATTTAAGTAACTTTTCAAACTCATGTAGTGACCCTTTAGCTTGTTCAAACACTCCGCCTAGTAGACTTTCTCCTATTTGGCCAATATAAGCTTTAGTATTTTGTAGCATACCTTTCCATGATTTAGAATATGCACTAGCCATACCACCTGCGAAGTCATCCATTACGGTTAGGAATTCTTTTGAACTAACTTCACCGTTGGTAACCATTTCTCTAAATGCATCATATGAAACGCCTAAATGTTTAGCCATAGCATTACTAAAACCTGGCATACCTTCTTCAACCATGTTTAATTCTTGGGTCATGAGTTTGCCTTGACCTTGCACACGGTTAAATATCATAGCCATTTCAGATACTGGCCTATTACTACCAACTGCAGCATCACCAACAAGTTTGATGTATTTCTCTAAGTCCTTTCCTTCTTTGACCCCTGCTGCTAAAGCACCTGCTGCAACATCAGTACCTTCTGCCATTGTAGTCATTCCACCTTCAATAGCTTTCGCTACTTGGTCAGTGATTGAACCTACTTCTTTTGTAGAATAGCCTAGTCCTTCAAGTTTAGCTTTAGCGCTGTCTAGTCCTACTAATCTATCAAATCCTAGTTTAGCCGTGATACCAGCCATAGCAGTACCAGCAATCAATGCAGGCTTAGTAATACTATTAGAGAGAGAACGCCCCATGTCTTGTGCTTTTTGTCCTACGCCTTGCAATCCAGAACCAATAGACCCAAACGATTTACTTAATTTACCTAACATTGAAAAGTTTTGTTGGTATTCTTTTGTGACGCTACTCAATTGACTTTTGTACATATTAAAAGCGTTAGTTTCTTTATTAATCTGATTTGCTAAATCTAAGGCAGCTTTAGATCCTGCACCTTGTTCTGCAGATACTTCTGAATGCCTTCTTTTTAGCTGCTCTAAATGTTTAGAACTGCCATCTACAGCTGTCTGTAGTTCACTCATACGGTCTTTATAGGCTGCAGCAGATTTATTGCCATATTTAAAGTTATTATTAGATACCTTCATACTGCTATCTAAAGCTCTAAACTCTCGCTTAACGTTTGAAAGTTTTTTACTAACATCCATATCATTAAGACTTAAATCTATCTGCAATCCTTTTATTCTTTCTGCCATTATCCCACCTCCAATCTTTGAGATGACTTACATAAATGCATCGAGCATACTTTCTGTTTTCTTAACATTTTTTTGATTACTTTCATCTACTAATTCCATAAAAAAGGCGAAAGGCATATCTAGTATTTCGTTGATATCCTTTCCGCCATCTTTCATCATCTGTAGCATGATTTTTTTCATGTTCTTTTTATGTTCGGACCAAGTGAGTGACTTTAAATTATTCTCGCTAGTTCCTTTTTTCTTTCTTCGTCCATTTGTCCTTGTGCGATAAATTCGATTTGCCCTTGCAATTCTTCTACTGCATCTGGTGCGTGAAGTCTGTCTAGCAAGTCATCTTTAGTAAATTGGTTGTTATAAATATCAACCACCATATCTAACATTTGGTCGATGTTTTCTTGTGCAGAAGTATTTTCATCTGATGCGTCGTCCATTAAATCAGCAGCGTCGTAAATTTTACGGAATGGAATTTGAGTAGGTGTGATATATGTGTCAAATTTTGCGTTACCTTCTGTATCTGTTACTGCGTTACCTTTTTTGTCGATTTGAATTAATTTAATAAAATTACGTTTAGCCATTTATAATTACTCCTTTAAATTTAATTTTTATTTGCAAATAAAAAGAGGGCACAAAGCCCTCGTTAATAGTTATTCTTCTATTTCTTTAATTAACACCATGCCACGTTTATTATCACTTGTAGTAAGGTCTAATATGCGGTCATGAGTTATCTTTTTGTTTGCTGGTTTAGGATAAGTATCGCCAGCATTATAAACTTTGTTCTTATCTTCTAAATCAATGAATTTGTGTAATACTTCATATTTTTTCTTAGCCATAATCAAACCTCCTGTATGTTATGCGCCTAGTTCTTCTTCTGGTGTACTTGTTCCTTCATCTGAATTACTACTTTCTGCAGATTCACCAAAGATAGCTTCCCAAATAGCATCTTTCATAACTGATGTTCCTTTTGCATCATGGCCAAGTAACATAGCTTTTTCTTCTTCAAATCCTTTAACTGGTGCTTGCATGAATTCTGCAGTAGTAGAGTCTGAACTAAATTCAACACCATCTTCTTTAGTGTTACCTTCTAGTTCTGGGAATGTGAACAATCCTTTAGGTAATCCAACATATTCACGCGAACCATCTTCCATTGTTTTAGCAAACATAACAGCCACATATGGTGGCGTATCGTTACCCACAGATACAATGCCATCTTCTGATTTTTCTAAGCCAAATAAAGCTACTCTATCTTCTAAAGGTAATTTATGGAAACCTGCTTCTACTTCAATTGTTCCGTTAGCAACTGCCATTTCTGCTACTTGGTTATCACCGTATGCTTTTTCAATTTCTTGGTCTTTTGATACTGAAATCTCTTGTAAATATTTAATACGTTCTGGGTCAGTAACTTGTTGTACATCTTCACCATGCACTTTGTAATAAAATTCTGTTAAACCTGTAAATGAACGGTAGTTTTTCTCTGCCATATTAAAACACTCCTATAATTTGAAATATTGTTTACCTTCAAACCTTTTTGCTTGTCGGTATATGTTGAAATCTTTGACGTATTCAGGTTTCATTGAGGACGTTTCACCGAACCCCAAATTTTCCCACATCATTCTTTGCAATAAAAAAACGAGCCTATCTGATAGGACTCGTCCGTTTACTCCTTGCTTTTGTTTTACAAATACATCTATTTGATAAAAATATTCGTAAGTTAAATTGTCGTTATCTGCAAAATCAGAAGGTGTAGGTGTGTCTAATGGATCTATAACAATCACTACATCTTTGATTTCTTGTGCGTTTGGATAATCAAAAAATTTAATGTTGTTCTTAGGAACATGTTCCATAATTTCTTTATTATCTATAATCGCCTCATATATCTTCATTGTGATGTCATCCATTTACACCCTCCTAGCTAATTCTGATTTAACTGTGGCAAAATAAGTTTCCCTGCCTTTTCTCATCGCGTTTTCTATAACACCCTTACCAGCAGTGTTGACCCACTTACCAGAACGGTCAAAATGACCATATTCGTTAAGGTGTATGATTCGGTAACGTTCACCAGGAACATTACTGTTCCAGTGAATTTTTACTTCACGAACACCACCCACAGTTTCGGGTTTAGATACAGTTGTTGATTTGAAAGACTTACCAGTGCCTGCAAATGAACGCATATCTCTAGCAATAATAGATGCAACCACGCCCCCACCTTTTGTTAAGGCGTAATCAGTAATTTTTTGCATCTTACGTTTTCCAAACCTACGTTCAAGTTCACTCTGTAGTTCCTTTGCGCCGCGTAATGTTGCCTTCATTGTTCTTCACCCACCACTTTTACGTAATTAGGCGTCTTAGCAGGCGCCACATTTTTGACATTAAAAAACAACCCTGCATAAATACCATTTTGTATTTCAAACGTTTGATTTACGTTAGGTATAAATTGAGGTTGTGCGTTTCTAATATTTAATGTGACTGACCTTTTGCTAAGCTCTAAATTGCCTAATTGAACATCTTTTTGAGTAGGTTCATATAGTCCACTGAAACAACTATATATAGGTTGAAAACCACCCATGCCAGCTTCTGGACCATCATTAACATTTTCGTAAAAAGTAACTCTATAATCTAATTGGTTAAGATTCATCGGCTATCACCTCGATGTTATCTCTACGCCATTTAGCAAGATCACTACGTAATGTTTGCACTAATTTTATTGAAGATGCTGGTATATCGAAACTTTGCTCATTAGAAGTAATAGAACGGTTATCATTGTGATGAGCAATGATATTCAATACTGCTAAATTAAACGTTGGATTATCCTTATAAAAAGGCTCGTCCTCATTATTTAAAGAAACAGCCGTTTTCACTTCATTAATAGCGCCAGGCAAATAAACTTCCATAATTAAGTCATCGTCAAAATCATGGTCAACGCGTATTGCTTTCTTGATGGATTCAACGTTATCCAATTTGAACATTGAAATCACCTACTTTTCTTATGCGCCTAAATCGCCATCTGGTTCTTGTGCTGAATCTTCAAATGTTACGAAGAAACCAGCATTTTCATCAGCTTGTTTTACATCGAAACGGAAAGCACCCATCAAGTATTTACCGTAGATTTGGTTTTCAATCCATTGAACAGAAATATCTGAACGGTCAGCAAATAAGACAGCACGTTTTAAATCTCCAATAAACGCTTTAGCATCCCCATTTTTACCAAATAAATCGTCACGTATAACTGTTACGTTCATACCTAACACAGTATTACCAGCTGTATTAATGATGCTATCTTGTAATAAATAACGATCATTACCATCTTTTAAAGTATCTAATTTTTGATAGAAACTTTGCGTACAAACAACTTGACGGTCATATCCTGGGTCTAATTTAACGTTAATAATTTCTTTTAAGTCATCAACGTTAGAAATTGTAGCTGGATTGAATGATTTCAATACTGTTCCAATTCTTTCATTTAAAGTATTAACTTTTTGTTCGTTAATATTTTCAGACACAATAGCAGTTAAGTTAGCAACTGAATCGTCTAACGCCTCTTGTGAGATTGGAATAGAACCACGATAAGTTTGTACTTTCCATTCAATTGATTTGAACTCAGGTTTAGCTAACTCTGGGTTTTTCTCTAATTCTGCAACAGTGTTAAATTTAGCATTAGCACGTTTCAAGATTGGGTATTCACCACTAGGACCTTTCACACTTTCTTTTGTTACTAATTCTGATAAATCTTGTACAGTGTTAACTTCTTTTTCTGGGATGTATTTAATATCATGCGGAATTGTTACACCTGCATCATCAGATTTAACATTGTCACGTTTTGCCCCTTTAGATTTCATGTATTGTTCAAAGCCTTGTACTTCCAAGTTTTCTTCTGGGTTTTGATTTAATTTCGCCATAGAACGTTTCGCTCCTTCTTTTTTCTTTTTGTCTTTTTCTTCTTCCAGCTCTCCTTCCGTAGGTTCTTCTACTTTTTCGATAGCTGGTGGTTCATCTTTCGCCTTATCATCAGACGATGGTTTATCATCCTCTGTGTCTGGCTTTTCTTCTTTGTCATCGGTTGGGTTATCCTCTGACTTGTCTTCTTCCGATTCCTTTGTCTTGTTGTCTGTTTCTTCTGCACCTTCATCTTTTGGCGGTACAGATTCTTCTTCTGGCGCTGATGCTTCGATTTCTTCAGAAAGTTGTTCAAGTTCTTCATATTCTTTTTTCTGTGCATCAATATCAGCTTTTAAATTACGAGCAGTTTCAAGGTCGCCCTTTTCTACTGCTTCTTGCGCTTTAGAAATCAAATTAGAGATTTCTTTTTTGCGCTCGTCTAAATTAGCCATGTGTATGCCTCCTTATTAAATTTGGACATAAAAAATAGCCTTACGTTTCAAAACGAAGGCTTTCTATGTCTAGCGCTACTTTCATTTGTTCAAGTTCTTTGAATTTTTTTAAATCCTTTGCACGTTGACCGACTTCAACCGATGTATCTTTGTAGGCAGGTATTGTTACAATACTGACTTCAATAAGCTCATCGATTTTATTAATGGTTTGAACGTAATCTCCATCAATGTTTTTCCATGTGCGCGCTTTATCATCGTTAGGTGGGAGAGTATAAAAGAAACTACATTGATTAACATTGCCAGCTTTAATATTTTCATAAATATCTCGTGCATATGAAGTATTTGGCAATTGGCACTTAAAGTATAATCCTTTTTCATCAACACTTAATTCTAATGTTCCAGCTTGTGTTCGACCTATAACATAACTAAAGTCATGGTTAATCAAACATTTAACATCGCTGACATCTACACCATCTAAAGCATTAGATGCAACAATTTCTTTAAAGCCGCCCAAATCATCACTCACAGAATTAAATATAATGGCGTAACCTTCAATAACCATTTCTTGTTGTCCAGTGTCAACGTTACTATTCGTCATATTCATCACCCCTTTCAACTGTATTTTTTTCAACTTCTTTTTCTATCTTAGATTCTTGATAGTTTTGTAAAGTTGAAAGTGGCGCTCTGTTAAGGTCAACAAGTGGTTGCTCACCATATTCAATAGGTTGATAACCAAATACACTTCTTGCTTCATCTGTTGATATAATCCCTTTACCATGCAACTCTGTAATACGTTGCAATTGTAGTTCTGGGTCAATATCAATAAGACGAGAAGAATCAAATTCCAACTCATAACCAGAATCAATGAATTTGAATATCTTAGTTTCTAGTTCTGCAATCATCATTTTGAATATTGGATCCAATGTACTTTGCAGATATTCAAGGTTAGCTTGTGTAATGGACGTGTTGACTGTTTCGATACCTAATTTAGATACTGGTAATCCAAACGCTTTAGCAACTTGTGATGTACTGAACTTATAACTATTTAAGAAATTTAATACCTCAGTCGGTATCTGTAATCGTTTAAAGTCCATCGTGTCATCAATAGCAACCAGTCCACCATTATTTTTTAATTGGCTATTTGCAAAATCTTCTTTCATTTCTCTTAATTGATCGCTATTAATGGAACCCTTTCTGTATTGCAGTACAGAAGTTGATGTACCGCCATTATCAAAGAAATTACGCAAGAAACTTTTTGAACCTTGTGATATACCAATCTCATGTGCTAACGCATACAAGGGGCTATAACCTACATATCCATCTAGTGTGATGTATCTAAAGTGCAGTATATCCTCACTAGTAATTTTTACTGCATTACCTTCCACATCCTCACTGACGTTATAAATAACTTTCCCATCTTTTTCTTCAATTCCTACTAAATCATTATGCAAGAAATGGAAACCAACGGGGAAGTCGTTTTTATCGCGTATAATCTCAACAAAAGATTGACCGTTAAGTAACATATTCGCAATAATAATGAATTTGAAGTGCCAACCTGGCAAATCTGAATGTGGATTGTTGTTGAATAAATTTAATACATCATTCATTACTGTGTTCGTTTCATGACCTTTAACTTTTAATTTTGTACTAGCAATATCTGCTGAAATAATACGTGTAGCAGTAAATACATCACTGTTTTTCAATGCATTAATACCAACATAACTTGCATGTGTTCCATGTTCTTGCCAGTACAATAATCTTTCTAAATCTCTATTCATTTTTTCTTGTTTACTTGTAAATCCTAAATCAAGTAATGGCATTTTTAATTTTCACCCCTTTCTGAGGTGCTATCGTATGCCTGGTTCAGCGTTAATGAAAGGCCCATGAGGAGCAACCCACCAATAATATAGGCTAACGGTTGCCAAAATATAAATAAGCCGTAGAACAGCCCTGTTAAGCCCACAATGAATAATAAAATTACTACTAATGCGTATATAATTTTTTTCATCATTACACCTCCCTATAAGAACATTGGCATAAACGTTTCTGTGTCCCATTCATGTTCACTAGCTATTACATAAGCGAATATTGTAGCCATGAGTGGGTCGATTTTATGTCTGTTCATTTTCTTTTCAATCATTATTGAGTCATTCACATTCTTAGCAATAGCATTTTTAACTGCTGTATCTAATAATGGGTTTTTATGATGTTTAACATCACCATTAATTACATTTAATCTGAAATCTAAGTTAGGATTAGATAATGTTTGTGGACCCTGTCTTATTTCATATAAGTCATAAAACCATTCTCTACGTTCAATCTCTGCTAACACACCATGTATGGAATAAGGGTCGTAACAAATGGCTTGAACATCTAAATTGTGTCTATTCACATAGTTTTCAATGTAATCTAAGACTTGGTCTGTATTTATAATCCCACTAGACAAGTTTGTGATAGTACAATAGCCATCATTTGCTAACTGATGATAATCTATAAGGTCTCGTTCAATCTTTCCTTGTAGCCCTCCCTTAGTGCCCACAAAGGAGTGAGAGGTTATATAATATTGTTTGTTAGTTTCATCTAGGTGTATAAAAGATATTGCTGTTAAATCATCTGCACGAGATAAGTCTAAACCGATATAAACTTTTGAATTGTTAATATCGAACTCGGTTTCGTTTTTCTTCCAATCATTGAAATCAAGGTAAGATTCTTCACTAGCTTGCATCCAATAATTAAAGTTTTTCACTAACACTCTGAACATTGTATTTTTCTTAGTAGCTTCTGCTACACGCTTTTCAAGAAAATCTTCTATTTGTTCTTTCAATTCATCTGTTTCATTAATCAATGGATTAGATTTAGCCCAAGTGGACTTATCTTGCCATTCATCTTCTGAATCTTGTTCATAGATAACTGCGAAGTATTCATCATCCGTATATACTTCCGCTAATATATCTTTTGCATATGGCCATTCATCTGTATACATTGGCGCGTTAAGATTAAAGCCTGCTGTTGAGATAATAAAGATTAAACTTTGTAATAAGTTACCTTGACCAGACTGTATAAGTTCTAGCATTTCATTTGTTTTAGCTGCATGATACTCATCTATTACTGCTAAGAAAGGTTCGAAGCCGTCCACTGCTCCAGTATCACGAGAGAGAGGCATTACATATGAATCATCTTTAGTGTTTTGCAACAACTCGCGCACTTTCTTAACATCCTTTTTCAGTTCTGGTACCTTAGATACAAAATACATCAATTGTTTAGCAACCATATTAAATACAATACTTGCTTGTTTTTTATCATTAGCTGCAGCAAACATTTGTCGTCCTTCTTTAGGTTCTTTATCAAATAGGAAAGCATATAATACCAAACCACTTACCAATAAAGATTTACCAGATTTTCTTGATACAGAGATAAAAGCTTTTCTAAAACGCAACATGTCGTTATCTTTGGTAAACCAACCACGCACGCTAGCGATAATGAATTTTTGGAACAATCCAAGTTTATTTATATTACCTTTTGTATCGGGTAGTGCTTCAATGAATTTAATAACCTTTTTAGCGCGTTTAGGTTTGTAGGTATAATTCCATTCCTCATTGTTTATTGACCGTTGTATGTCCTTTAAATGACGAATACAAGCCAACCTAGTATCCTTACACGTAACATAAGCTCCAGACAAGACCATGACGCAATATTTATAAGCATCATCTCTGTATTCGTTAGGTATATCTAATAATGTTTCATATGCTTTAGGTATTTTTACGCTAGTCATCATCATCAACACCAAATTCATCGTACACAGATTGTTTAACTTCACTTTCGGTAGGTACAACTAATCTCATACGTGAATCGATTGTCATTCCTAATTGCCCACAAATAGAACGTAACTCTTTCAACGACTCCATATAAGCCATGAAGGCGCCTGTTTTACGATTAGTTTCCGGGTCAACCATACCTTCAATACCATTTTTCTCGCTTATTGAGCGATATAAAGTATCGTTCTGATCTAATACTTCACAATATTTCTTGATAAGCGAATAATCTAATTCGGCTATTGGCAATTGCTCAAGTAACGGTACTACCCTTAACCACTCTTTAGCAGCATTTTCAGTTAAACCATCAGGCACAGTTTCAACATTTATTTTTGTGAACTGTTGTAAGCCGTTTTCTTTAAGTTCTGATTGTTCTAATTCTTCTTTTGTTCTATTTCCTAGCTTATTTGCATTTAATTTCGGTTTTCTTCCTGCCATATCAGCACCTCCAGACGTTATATGACTTTGTGAAAGTTTTCATTTTGGGAATTTGGTCACAGAAAGGTGCGGCTCGTTGTTCGTCGTTCCCAGAGTGACGGGGGTTTTCTTTCTCCCCCAAAAATATTTTTTAAAATTTAAAAATAAAATAAAAAATTAATTAGAATGAATTTTGTTATGGCATGAAATACACACCACCTCTAAATTTTCCATATCCAGTCTTTTTGACCAGTCGTCTTTTAATTCCACTATGTGATGAACAATTAAATCCTTGTCATTCACAACACCTCCAGCTAAACAGTGTTGACACAAGTAGTTATCACGTATTAACACCTGCACACGTAACTTACGCCACAATGTACTGTTGTAGAACGCTGTATACTCCTTATTACGTCTATTCTGCCTAACCTCTTGGTTATACCTTTTGGTATTGCCTTTCCTATACCTTTGCAACTCGGTTTGAGTATAGTTCTTGTTACCAAGTCGAACCTTTGGTTGAACAAACAAATGAATCAACTTCTTTCATTTGAATTTAATATTTATAATTAATAATTATTTAAATTAGTTTTAAAAATTAAAAAAGAAAAGACAAAACAAAATCTAAAATAAAATTAAGAAATCATTTTGTCTTTCAACTTCACAAATGTTTCATCAATCAAAAGCAAATTAATCTTAAAGTTTTATGATCAACAAAACATTTCTTTTAATATTCAATTGTTAAACAACAGACAAACATAATCTTATTTAATGTTTCTATCTATCTCTTAAACTAATGAAACCTTTAACGTAATATGATGAATGTTGCTTGGTTAGTCATACACAGTTAGAGAGTAGAGACACCTAATGCTATGACCTTAAACACCTAGACCTTAACAACCCACCTTAATAAGTCGTGTCCTTTAATATGTGTGTCCTTATTTGGTGGGTCGATCGAATAGGTGCATACAAAAAGACACGCTACAAAAGTAACGTGCCTCGTATAATATAGTATTGGTTTTTACATACCTGTTTGTTTAATAGCTCTACCTCTAAAGCTATTTCCATTTCACTATGTGTATATTATATACCTTACGTGTGTATAGTACATAATAGTGTCAGAAGTGTCATGATGTGTCACAATCGTCCTAATGTGTCACTACTGTCCTTTTGCATATTGTATATCTTGTTTATGATATCCTTACGTCTATCACTATAAGTATTCCTATTCATTTCAGCTTCTGGCAATATCTGATGTCTCTTATATCCTTTCATTACTTCTAGGAATATAAAGTCGTCCTCGTTTAATTGATCTTGACATTCATTAATAAAAGCTATCTTATCCATCTTACTTTGTATATGTCTATGTGCTTTCTCTCTAGCAATAACAACTGTTTCTACCTTACTACTATTAACACCTTGTGGCTTTGGTAATGTAGCCTCAATGCCGTACTGTGCAATGCTATTGCTATCCACATCTGGTAGTATCATTGCTAATGTATTGCATGTACTTCTAAAGTTATCAATCATATCTCTTATCTGTTCCTTTGTGTACATCTAATACCTCCAGTTACTTCATACGTTTATTAAACTCATCTTTAATCTTGCGTAAATCCTCATCGCTCAACTCTCTCTTAGGCAAGTCCTTTTCAAATATCGTGAACAGCAGATAAGCTACTTGATACTCCAGTGCATCTATCTTCGTATCTTTAATTGAATTGTATATAAGTGATATGGCTGCGATTGCACCTAGAATAATTGCTGCTATTATCCAGAACATTACTCGTCCTCCTTAATAGACACATTTATAATCTCTCTAGGTAAGCTCACGTTATCTGGATGACTGTTGAACACTTCTTGTGCTTTTGTCTTAGCTTCTTCTTCATCTCTAGCATCTACCACTGTGTAAGGGTGATACATTAAAGGGATAACCCCTTGATACAAATACGGTACTTCGAATTGCACTTTATACTTAGTCATCCACTCACCTCATAATCCCTCGGCACATCCACCATATCGTTTGCTTGTTTCCTAACAATGATCTCGTACGTGATTGCTTTACTTAGTTCGTATAAGAATATAATTAATAATGGTTTGAGTATGTGTTTCATTCGTCGTCCTCCTTATGTTTAACCTTATCTTTCGCTTCTTCCTTACTCTCTGCATCCACCACAACAAACGTTTCATTCTCCTTAGCCTTAGTTGCATCCAGGAACACTTCACCTGTTGTGTGGTGTATTTTGCGTACTAGGTATTCGGTCATTTACGTAACACCTCTTTATTTTTTTGAAATGTTTTTACTACCCTGCATCATAGTGATTATCTTCTATATCAGATTCTATTTTTTCCCATTCTACATCCGATTTAAATTTAGGTTGAAAATCCCCATCGCCATCTGAAAATATAGAAACTGTTCTTGAAGCTCCTAAGCTGCCAAGATATTCCATTTTATTTAACATTGACATAAAATAATCAATCCATCTTTCTTCCATTTCAACTTCAATTGTAAATTTCTTTTTCATTTCTACTCACTCCTTAAAATATTTAGCGATTAATCTTTGTAACTCTGCTTGTTCTGCATTAAGTTGAACCCAATCTACTTCCCGATCTTCTGAATACTCATCGATATTACTTGATTCATACAAATATCTTTGTTCCAACAAATAATCAAATAAACCTTGCTTACTCTTAATATTCAATATATCCTCGTCGATATCTGGATTGATAAGCTTACGTTCTCTTTCTCTTTTCTCACTAAGTTCTGCACGTAGACGTATACCTTCTGTTATCAATTCATATTCTTTTGGATTGTTGTAATACACTTTGTAATTTTCAGATCTTTTTTCTTGTGGAATTTTTTCCATTACTCTGTTGAATTTCTTAATGTTTTCATCAGTATTCATCACTATTATCCATTTGTCCTTATTACTGAATGAAATTATAGGCGTTTGTTGCATACGTCGTTTTTCTGATTCGAAGAAATCTTCTGTCCACATTCACACTCACTCCTTATCCAAAAGTAGTTGGTTTCTTTTTCTTATATATCTCAACTTTATTTTCTTCTATATTGCTGTGTATAATAAAACCGTCAAAATCTTCATCTGTTAAGTAACTTTCTATTTCTTCTCTGTGTATAACAAACAGTTGTTGGTCTTTTTCAAGTAATTTCGATTCAATTTCCTTCACAACACTCACTCCTTATTAAGTAATTTAATTAAATATTTTTAAGGTTAACCATGACCACAAAAATAGAAACGGTATAAAAAATGATAATGAAAATGTTATTTGTGTGTGAGCAATGTCATTTATTGTTATTAAAATCGAATATAAAAGTTCTCTCATTTCCTCAACACTTCCTTAACTTTTTGTAGTATGTCTTTAGATTCCTGTACTTCCGAATCCTTTATCTCCTCTTGCTGTTTCATTACTAAACTCCTTAACTGTCTCTAACTCTGGTGTGTATATTGGTACGACAACCAATTGTGCTAGTCGGTCGCCTTTTTGTATTTTGTAAACTGGCGTGTCTATTATTCCCGAAAAATATTTAGTTTCTTCATCAATGCCGTAAACTGGATATATCAACCCACCATCTTCAACATCCATAATTGCGCCGTCATACTGTTCTAAACTTATATAGTCATTTTTAATATTAATCTTCATATGACCTTGAAACCCTGCATCAATCTTGCCTGTTTCAACTACAAGATGTGTCTTACTACTCACACCACTTCTGCTTGTAAGTAATCCCACATAGCCTTTGGGAATATTCACTGCTAGATCAGTAGAAACCAAAGCTTTCTGTTGTGGTTCAAGTATTTTAGTTTCTGCTGCGTATATATCGTATCCTGCATCTGTATCATGATGACGTTCTGGCATTGTTGCGTTGTCGCTTAGTAGTTTTATTTGTAATGTGTTAGTCATTTTCATTCTCCTTGCCCTGTATATTTAATATCTGCATATCTCATATCAATATCTAAGTAATGTTCACGAAACGTTTCTTCTGGCTCATGCGAACGTCTCATATCGTCATTTTGTGCAATGTTTACATCACAATGAATCAATGCGTTATTTTTATTCTTCTCATAGAAATTAATTAACTCTTGTACTGCGTTTAAGAAGTGAACGTTTTCTCCCCACTTCTCTATCACAATTTTATTTTTATCTTCTTTAATCATTTTGTTTGTCCTCCAAATCGCTTAGTAAGTTGCTAAATTCGTTTGTTCCGTCTAGTTTGTCCATGTAATACAATATATCTTCATGTTTAACAAGTAGTCCTCGTTCCCCATCTCCGTTAGATACATCAGCTAAATGTGCAACTTCTGGATATTCTTCCATTAATACTTCTTTCAAATCTTCCCAAGCCTTTGCTTTGCGATAGACTTCTTGGAGTTCCTTCATTGCTTCATATCTAAAAGGCGGTCCTGGATTTGTTAAAGGTTTCACATCATGTAATATTAATTCCTCATACTCATACGCCATCTACTTAACCCCCAATTTATTTAGCTCACTTCGGTAATACATATACACATCACTGCCAGGATGAATAGCTAGTTTATAGTTAATGAGATTCTTAAATTCTTTAAGTAATTTTATATACTTCTCATTCTCCCGTTCTAACCTCTCATTATTGGCACGCAAGACTGCTATATCATCGATTAGTGTGTCTCGTTGGGTTTTGAATTGGTTGCGTTGATGTTCAACATTTTTTAGTTGTGCTTTAGGTACCATTGGTATTTCTGGATTCTTTTTAGTTCTCACTAGCCATCACTCCTCTACTCACCTTTAGTCATGATCATAAAAAATATAATGAATATGATAATCACAGTCCCACTTGATACTATGTCTACCATCTACTCCACCAGCTTTCCATCGCGCCAGATTAATTCTTTTTGCCCTCTTAACGGTTGTGTCAAAGACTTTTCTACACTCCAACCCTTTTTCACTCTTTTCCATAAAGTTTTGTAAGGTATACCTGTTAATTCAGACCATTCAGCAATAGTATGTTTTTCATTATTGTATTCTAAAATATGATTATTTCTTCTATTTCTTTCTTGATGTGTATAATCAGACCATTTACAATTACTAGGTTTGTAATCCCCATCATTATCAATTCTGTCTAGTGTTAAAGTATTATCGTATCCATTATTCATCGCCCATTTATAAAAATTTTCAAAGGAATTAAACCAATTATCGCAAACCTTTATACCCCTACCGCCATAATTTTTAAAACTTATACTGTTCGGATTAATACATCTCATCTTCATATTGTTCCAAATATTATACAATCTGCTGTTTCTATTTCCGTGTTTTCTTGCTCTATCCCCAGCTAATTTTTTATTTAAGCAACCACATGATTTAGTGTTTCCAGTTCGTATATCAGTAGATCTAACTACAAAATTGTTGCCACAATAACACCTACATAACCAACAAACATTCTTACCTTTGTTTTCAGCTCTTTTTAATACGACACATCCATTAAATTCATAATTCGTCATATCTTTTAATCTAGTCATAACTTAATCCCCACTCAATCAACTGTGGTAAGTTTTTCTTTACTTCTCGTTTAATCTTTACCATCTTCTCAACCCCTCCATTATTTTCCTGTTATGTTCCTTATCTTCTGGCAACACTGCCATGACAATGCTGTGTGGATTTACTGCTATTAAGAATCCCCGTACTCCACAATCTTTTAGTAGCTTTGCCATTTCGACAGTATTTCTTCCTTTAGTATCAAGTTTGTATTTAGTTTTGATAGTGTCAGAAAGTATCATGACTGTAACTCTGCTATCTCAATATCGGCAAGCAACCATTCAGGTATTTTCTCCGTTTGCTTAATCGGTTTGTATTTCTCGTCCACAAATTTTATGCTCAATTCTGTTTCCGTATCTTCGTTATAAGGTAGTAGGTTTAAACTTGAGAAACCCATAAAATCATTCGCATCATTTTGTATGAAGAAAGCACCAGTTGCTTCTCTAGTTAATACATCACATTGAACAACGTTTCCATTCATACCTCTAATTAACATATTAAATAACAGAAACGGTATTGCTCTGTCTGACAATTCTTCTGCAGTATAGTAATAATCTCTAGGCTCATAATCAAATGGACTGTGCTTCATTCTGTCGTGGTTCCATCTTTCAATTAATATTCCACCTGTACCTGCTGCTGGTTCATAATAAGTGTTACCTTCTGTTCCGACCATTTCACTTAATAACCTACTAACTGATTGTGGTGTGAAGTCTTGCTTTTGATTCTTTCTGTCTGCATGTTCGTCTTGGAAGTAATCGTGGAACCAATCATAAGTCACATCTTTATCAAATGCCTCTAAAAAGTTCATGAAGTACTTATCACGTTCTGACTTATCCATATATAATATTTCCATCAATTTATCAGGAGCTTTGTAACTTTCCTTAATACCTAATAGGTTATTGATTTTTGTTAGTATGTCTGTCATCTACTTCACATCCCAATTCTCAAACGCTCTTTCGATATACCATCTAGCTTTGTCCACATCTTCTTTACCATTCTTGTGTGGACTACGTGCTAAATATTTAATTGCATTTCCAATGTGATAAGCTACGTTAGGATTGTAGTGTTGTGTGACCTGCTCAATGAAATCTATCACTTCTATATCACCGTAGTTATAATGTGATGGACTATTTACGTTATCTTTACGCTTACGTTGTTGTAAGTCGTTGGATCTATGAGTTTTAATTTCATCTTTTATATATCCAATAAAATTCGAAGTATCATTTAAAATATCGTCTGGAACTTTGACTTCGTATTTGTCCTTAACTTCTAAGTTCCCATTATCATTCCATTTTACAGTCGTGTTAATACTCTCCGTCTTACTCTCTATATAATTACTCCACAAATCAAAGTAGTTATCATCAGTGATTGTGTATTCATTAAAAGGTACTGATTCGATTGTCGCTTCGTTCTCATCTATATCTTTATACTCAAGTTCTTTTACTTTCCCCACTACCGTCATTCCTTCGCTATACTCACTCTTACCTAAGTCATACACAATAACGTAATCATTTATATTCAAGTCTCTTATCTTCATCTAACGCACCGCCTTAGGAAAGGTACTCGTGTTCATTAAATACTGGCACCACTTACCTCTGTTATGGTTCTGTGGCGTTCCGTCATACAACCAAGGTCGTTCTTCTCTTTGCTTTTCGTCTCTCAATCTTTCTCTAGTTTTTCTTGCCTTACTTTGTAAGTAATTAATATTCTGTGCTTCTCGATAATCTTCTAATCTAACGCCTCTCGGTACAGAATAAGCCTCTTGAACTGTCCAACCGTTTTTCAACCTTGTACGAATATATTTAATCCCTAAACCTAATGCTTCTGCTTTAGCTTCATGCTCTGGGTGAACAAAAAATGTATATCCTGCTACTGTTATTTGTTTCATTCTCAATACTCCTTTACTTGTACGTCTGACACGTCTCTAAATTTAATATCTTCAAAGCCTAATAGCTCTGGGTTATTTACATACTTCTCATATGCTTTATCTGCTTCTACACCTTTTATATCTTCTAAGTCATAGTTGCCTGCTACTGGTACAACGACTTCCTGTTCAACTTCTACTCTAATTTGAAGTGTGATTGTTTCTTCATTCATGTCTTATCACCTTCTATAATTTTGATTGCATCGTCCACATTACGTGCTACACCATATAAAACGGGTTGTGTTTCAATGAACGTTTTAAACTTCTCTTGTTCTGGTCGTAATCGACCTTTTTCTGTTTTAACTTCGATAAATATAATTTTGCCATCTGTTTTCCTAAAACCTACTGTATCTGGGAATCCTTTAGGAAATAGTTTGATTATTCTGTTATCTTTTGTCTGTACTTTTCCAGCGTTTGCACGCCATAACCGATGACCTAATTTATTGATTGCTAAGATGATTTGATTTTGAATTTCTTGTTCGCTCATCATTTATATGTGTAACCTTTAAAATTTAACGTTTCACTCACATCTTCAATAAAACCTAGTTCATCAGCTTCAAAGCCAGTAACATAGTCTATTCCGTCATTATCAGTGACAATACCTAAACAAAGTATCTTACCTTCTACATCTATTCCGTGCTCATCATCTTCATACAACGCATATAAATTGTTAGGTGCAGGTATTATTTGTTTAATTTTGCTCATAAAATACATCTCCTATTCATTTTGGGAATCAACGGGAGTCAAATTTCATTAGTTTGGGAGTCTAAAACCCTTTAGTATCAGTACTTCAACTTAATTTGGGAGTCTGGGGATTAAATATAGAAACTTTTTTACTTATATATATAATTATTTTTATTATATTACTTTTTATTATTTGACTCCCTAGACTCCCAAAAGAGTATAAATAGTTATTAAAGTATTGCTGTTAAGGGATTTTACTTTGGGAGTCAAATTTTATTTCGTTCCCATTTCACTCCCTAAATTAAAATTTCATTCCCAAACTCTATATAACTTTATATATTTAATTGAAATGAGTTAGGATAACTATCACTTTTCACTTCAATTCCTTGATAGTATTCATAACTTGATTTCTTTGTGTTAAATTTTTTCTCCATTTCAGAACGAAATTTCTTATTACTCATTCTGTATTGGTTATTTTCTTTAGCCCAATAATCATAAGCTTTAAATAATTCACTGGTTTTTACATATTTTGTATCGTCAACATTACAGCATTCTTCGATAAATGCTTCGGTGCTATCCATTTCAACACGGTACTCGTCTCTCTGCTCTTTAATAATTGCAGGTTCAGATAATCCAATACGTTGCCATTCAAGGAAGCCATCGACGCACCAACGCATAATTGCGGGTAATTCACGTCTTAATTTTTTAGTTAAGTCACGATCTATTTCATGGATTGGTATTTGTTTATCAAAAGGAATGATTACAAAACGTCTCCATATACCTTCGTCTCTACCTCTCACATAAGGTTTATGGTTTGTTGCCATCCATAATTTAAACTGTGGGGTAAATTCAAATTCGTTTTCATATAACTTACGTGCTGATACTCTATCTCCACCTGTTAATTGTTTAAGTAAACCTTCATCAAAACGTTCACCTTCGTTAGGTTCTGTGGTAGTTACTAATCTAGCACCATCTAATTTAGCTATTTCTGGTGAGGCGTCTGAATTATTCTTACTTGCCATAATAGCCTGTGGTTGAATATTCGTTGCATAGTTACCAAATACTTCATTTAATATATCTAAGAATACTGATTTACCATTTCGTCCATTACCATATAAAACAAATAGTACTTGCTCTGATGTGTGACCAGAGAGAGAATAACCTACTGCTCTTTGTATGAACTTTACAAGCTCTTGATTGCCCAAGAATATGTCATCAAGGAATTCATCCCATTTAGGACAATCGGCTTTGTCTGTGTACTCTACGTTCGAAATTTTAGTAAAATAATTATTACGTTCATGTTCGGATAATTGACCTTTGATTAAATTAATAAATCCGTTTTGTACATTGAATAGATTAAAATCGTTATCAAATGTTTCGTTAGTTACTGGTAATAGGTGTTCACATTCTTTCATCATGTTTACTTTTTTATTATGATTACGTGAATCTTTCCAATGTCTATATCGATACTTTTCCATGTCTTCTTGGTCGACACCGTCAGCTAAAAATAGTTTTTCATTTTTCATATTTTCAACAACTTTATCTGTAAGTATTTTCATTCGACCTGTATCATCATGTCTCCAACGTTTACCGTCATAATACATCCATGAGTTAGATGTATAATTAAATCGGATGTTATCACCAAACAAATCTTTTAAGCGTTCTGCATTGCCTGTGTCGTCATATGAATAACGTTTGTCTTTCTTTGCAGGTTTAACGTCTTCTTCCATCACAAATATTTGAAAATCTGTATCTGTATTTTCTGGTATAAATTCATTTTGACAACTCTCTATTGCTCTTGTGATGGTCATATCTCCGTATGTGTAATCTCCACGCTGTTCCTCCCATTTATCACGATATAAATTAGATTTACGGAATATCTCATCCATCTTCTGTGGATCTCTCGCAGTCCAAAAAGCTAAATCGTTAGCTAATGCCATGTCCGCTTCTGATTGTGAATCATAAAACTGTGTCCAATCACCTTCAAAAAGTGTTGTGAATCTTAAACTATTTTTAGATTTTTTAGCTATATCAATAATTTTTTCTACTGATAAGTCATTACCAAAACCAGTAGAAGTATTTATTTTTTTAGTTTCTTTTTCATGACTAGCAATATATTTATTGTGTAAGAAATTTAATTGTCCGTACTCATCTTCACTAATACCGTTATATCCACCGATGTGTTTGCCAGTCATTGTGAAGAATCTACCAGTGTCATAAATTTCTACATTGCCTCGTCTACGTCCTTTAGGTGGTAATTCACCTTTAGTAATTAAATGAATACCATTACCCGACGGTGAAATCTCTGCATAAGTTTCTAATACATTTATAAATTCTCCGATAATATTATCTGTATCTGGTTGTTCAAGGTATTCTTCAATTTCATTTTCTACTTTGTCTAAATCAATACCTACATACGGTGCTTTAAAGAAAAAACCTATACCATCATAATTAAGTGATTGGCTTGCAGCATCTTCAAAACTCACCCATGTAGATTCATCATTGGATTTTGCCATTTCATTAGTATTAGGGTTGTAAGGACGTTTCGTAAAACGTCCATTATCAACCTTTTCTATTTTGAAACAACACCAATGATCTAATTCTTTTAGTTCATATGGTATTTTGTCGTACACAGGTTAGTCCTCCTTAATTATTAAAATGGCATGTCATCGTCATCGATGCTGTTTATTCCTCCAGCGAATGGATTACCTCCATCTTCGGTTTTAAATTTATGTGCAAGTTCTGGGAATTTTGTTTTCTCCCAACGCTTAACATTTAAGTTTTCATAAGTTTTACCGTTATATTCTGATGTTTCGTTCTTAACTGTCACTCTCACTGGTTTTCCTAAGAAATCTTGGAATAATTCTTCAATAGATGAATATTGTTTACCTTGTTGTAATTGTGCTGCTGCACCAATTGTGTTAAAGAAACGCATATCATATTTACCAGTTGCTTTAGCTTTCCAAATACGATGGAATACAATGTTGTTTTTATATTTTTGGTCAATATCATTTCTAACCGTTAATCGTACATCTGCAAATTCAGTACCAGCTTGTGTTGCGTTTTCCTCAAATTTAGTAATCACTGTTTCATATGTTCCATCTTGAATTCCACCGTCAAAAGTATCTTCCATGTTTAAAGTAAAGTTTGTCATAATTAAAAATCTCCTTTTATTTGTGTATTAATCCTAGGCGTTTGCCTTGTATATAGGCCCAACCTGGTTTGTAATTATTTTGTTTTGCTAATTCATATAACTCTTTCATGCTGCTACAATCTTCTGGTACTTTTAAATTTAGTGTTATCATTTCTTCGGTTACTTCTTCTAACTCTGCAGATTCATCAACTGTAAGTTCTTGTATTTCTTCCTTAGGGAATTCATATCCACAGTAAGGACAGACTGTGTAAGCTGATTCCACTACACCAAAACACTCTGGGCATTCTTTGATTGGTATTGAATTGTTTGAATCGCTCTTTTTATTTGAACCATTAAAGTGTTCTAACCAATCATGTTCTGTATTAGGCAAACCATGTCTAACATAATTACCAACGTGATCTATAATGATTGCTTGTTTATTGGGTTGATATCTCATTGCACGCATTGTCTGTTGAATGAATAGTGTGAGAGATTCTGTAGGTCTTAATAAGATGACACATTCACAATCTGGAACGTCTACGCCTTCTCCATACAGTTCAGCATTAACTAAGATGTTTACTTTCCCTTCTCGAAACAGTTCCATTGCCAATTCACGTTGTTGTTTAGGTGTTTTGCCATCTACCTGCAAAGCATTGTAACCATTGTCATTGAATTTCTCTGCTACTTCTTTACTAGATTCAACATTGTGTGTGTAAATAATAGTTTTTTTGTCGTTTGCAAATTTCTTGTAATTATCAATAACATCACCGTAAATCTGTGGTTCTAAAGCTAGTGATATTGATTCATTACTAAAATCACCTGTAGATTTATGTTTTAACTTATTATCGTTCATTAAATTTTTCGAATAATATTTGAATGGCGCTAATCGCTCATTGTCTATTAACCATTGAACCGTCTTGCCTAAAATTAAATCCTCAAATATATCTGTAAAACCTTTGTTACTCATCCTCCAAGGTGTAGCTGTAAATCCGTACACAAAAGAATTTGGAAAATGTTCGAATATATCTGTATAAGTTTTAGCTAAGGTGTGATGTGCTTCGTCAACTAAGATAATTGCAGGTGTTGGTTCTTTGTCTTTTTTTATTCTATTTGCAACAGTTTGTACCATTCCTACATGGCAAAGTTCCATATCTACATCATTAGCAATGAATGTACCTTTAATCTGTGACACAAGCTCTCTCCTGTGTACGATAAAAAGCACACGATTTCCTTTTTCAGTTGCTCGTCTTGCTATTTCTGACATCGTTACACTTTTCCCACTGCCTGCAGGGCTTTGTACCATAATGTTCTTGTTTCCTTTACTCATACTGTTGTATAAGCCGTTAACCAATTCTTCTTGGTAATCACGTAGTGGTATCATCCACATCACCTACAGTGAATATCTCTTCTTGTAAACAATGTTCTCTATTATCTAATTGGTTTTTAGCAAATACATTGTTACTAGGCGTTAAGATAAAACCACGTTTGCCAGTTTTTTCGTTAAACACAAGTCTTGCTACTACTTGACACAAACCTGCAATGTTATCTCTAATTGTTTTACGAATATCGGGTACACTTTGTGTAATTTGCTGTCCTGCTGGTGTATAAAATTCAAAGTTAGTTTCCCAAGCGATAAATACTAAACGTTTTTTTAATGATTGTAAGAATCGCATACTATCAATTGTGAAAAAGTCCACTCGCTGATAATGTGACATTTCCGGTACTCGGTCATTCTTACCATTACGTCCTAAGTTTGCTAGCATTGATCTAAATAATTCTGATATATTATCAATTGCAATTGTGTCGTATTTTTCTAAAGCTGATTTATTATCTGCAAACCACTTCATCAACTCTCCCCACTCTTTCCAAGCATCGTGAGTATTGAATTCTAAAATGTCTATATTTTCATTACCTTTTAAAGGTCGTTCAGATTTATCGACATTGATATATAGTGTTTTGCCTTTTAGATAATTAATTGTGTGAGTTTTACCTGTGCCTGGTTTGGCATAAATTAAGTATGTTGCATTGTCTGTTCTAATATTTTTAGCATTCGATATATTAAAACTCATCTTGTACCTCCTCTAAATCGATATCATATGACGCTGGATAAACTCTTTTAATAGCCTTGTGTTTGGTCATATCAATACTTGCTTCTTCCATACCGTTAAATTCTTTAGCATCTGATTTTTCATTTGTGTACAGTATTTTTGGGTTATTACCAGATGGCTTGTTATAAATATATAAATCATCAAAATCTGTTTTTGCTTTAATAACGTAAGTTATAATTTCCTTCGCCATTTGACGAAACACCTCTATTCCGTGTATATTTAAGTTGTATATTTAATTTAAATGCCGACTGTTAGCAATTGCCTTTGCTTTCAGTCTTTTTTATTGTGTTAAGGAACCAGTCCCAGCACATGTAAGATAAGAAACTTAGTAATACCGATAATGTAATGCCAAGGAAAAACTCTTGTACTGTCAAAGCTACAATCAATGTAATGACTGGCATTGATAATATTGTTAAAAACATCCTCATGTAATCATCCCTTTCCATGTATTTCTTCAAAGTTTTCATTGATAAAACGATTCATTTTTACAGCATTAAACCTCCATCGATTAAACTCACTGTTTGGATAATGCGCGATACCTTCTTTTCTTAAAGTTTTTTCAAATTTATGGTTGTGCAATAGTTTATCTTTGATAGTGTCTACTGATGACATTTTCAATTTTTGTTTTAAGTCGTTCATATCCCAAACTGGATTTAGTGAAGATTCTTCTAATTCTTGTAATCTAACTGATTCAACAAGTACGTATCCTTTAGGTATGGTAATTTCAACATTTAATGTTTGTGGCATTCCCATCAACTCCTTTCTGGTATAATTGATTTATCGCTACTGCGATAGTGGGTGGTGAAAATAACTATGCGTCAAGAAAAGTACCAATTAAAATTTGATGAAATAGACCAAATTTTAAAAGATAACGGTGTTGACAACACGAATCTCGCTTCAGCACTGAGCGAATTGTTCTCTCTATATACCGAAGATGAAAGAGTTAAAAGAAGAGTCATCAGAGATATAGATAGAGTCCAGAATGATTTCAAAGATGAACAAAACCGTTTAACTAACGCACGTTTGAATAGCGATTTGTAATCATCGTTGCGTGTTACTTCTTAATTGGAGTAGCACGCATTTTTTGTTCTAAAATAACAAGAGCTAATTCGTAAATTGGAAGAAATTCTACTAGTTCTGGTTCCTGTTTAACTTTAAATTCGATGCCTTCAATTATCTTGTAAGCCTCTCCGTATGTTTCTGCACTATCAATAGAATCTTTATAAATTTCTAATGCGTGTTTATACAAAATATCTTTGTAATCTTGATGACACTCTATTATTTCTTTGTTTAATTTAAATTCGTTCATTCCGTTTCCTCCTGATTGTGTCCTTTAAGACACTTTGTGATCAAAAAAAATATCCATAATGTCTTCTGGTGTCAATTCTAAAATTTCAGAAATTGCTCTAATCTCTGTTAAAGAAAATTCAACCTCTCCTCTCATCCGTTTATAATAAGATGACTTTGAAATAACAATGCCTTTTTCATTTAATAATTCTAAGAGCTTAGGGAGTTTAACTTTATTATAAATCATTTTAGATTTTAATTTGCTTGTATCCACACTAATCCTCCTTTCAATTTTTAGTGTCCTTTAAGACACTCTATATACTACATGCCTCACTTATTCCTGTCAACACAAAAATACACTTTCGAGAAACTTTTTTTATTTTTCCTTATTATAGTGTCTTTCGAAGACACTTTGTGTTATAATATAAATATAAACATTAGAGGTGATATAAATGAACTTCAATATGAAATCTAAAAGAAAAGAATTAAATTTAACATTAGAAGATGTTGGTAACGCTGTAGGCGTCGGAAAATCTACAGTAAGAAAATGGGAAAACGGAGATATCGAAAATATGAAACGAGATAAAATAGAAAAATTATCTAAAGTTTTAAAAGTGTCTCCAATGGATATATTAGGCTTTGAAGATACTTCTTTAGAAACTTTACCAGTCAAAAAAATTCCAGTTGTATCTCAAATATCTGCTGGACTCCCGATATACAGTGAAGAAAATCTAGTTGATTACATATACTTTTCTAAAGACAAAATGAGTGCAGACAAAGAAGAATTTGGTTTAAAAGTGTCTGGCGATAGTATGAATAAAATTTTCGATGAAGGTGATGTAGTCGTTATAGAAAAAGATTCTATCGTCGAAAATGGTCAGCTAGGTGTGGTTATGATAAACGGATATAACGGAACTGTTAAAAGAATCCGATATAACAACGACCAAGTTATTTTAATACCCGAATCTAATAACCCTAACCATTATCCTCAAGTATATAACAAAAATGACGAAGTAAAAATTGTGGGTAGAGTTGTAGCAAGTGTAAAAACCTTTTAATATCAGCGTCCTTCGTGGCGCTTTTATATAAAATTCATTATTAAGGAGGGGATAAAATTATGATAATAAACGATGAAGAATTTGGCTATGTGCACATTAATACTAGTGGCAAAAAACTTTCAGATGAAGAAGTGGAAGAAGTTAAAAATTATTTAAGAAGTAAAAAATTCGAAAAAATGATTAAAAAATCAGACGAAAGCCATCGTAGAGTAATGGAGTCTAAAATTACTGATAAAACCAAAATGTAATTAAAAAATAAATTTAACGGGGGATGTAGAATGAAAAAATTATTGTTTTTATTATTAGCAAGTTTTTTAGTTTTAGCAGCATGTGGACAAGAAGAAAGTAAATCGGAAGATAAGAAAGAAACTAAGTCATCATCAAAAGAAGCTAAAAAGGAAAATGACAAAAGGAAAGATGATGAGAAAAAATCTGAAGTTGATGATAAAGAAAAATTAAACAACAAAGAAAGTGAAGATGAACAAAACAAAGGACTTGTGAACGAAAACTCTCAACCACAAGAACAATATGTTCAAAAAAACACTCAAGAACCAATTCAGTCACAAGAACAACAATCAGTACGACAAGAGCCATCCAACCACTATGAACCGACAGACCAAGAAAAGATGGAAGCCAATGCTGAAGTAGCTAAAGAACATGGTTATACTGGTATTCCTAATGGAGATGCAGGTTTATTAGAACCTAGCGGGCCAGCTTCTAACGAGCCATTAACAGAAGAAGAATTAAACATGACAGGCGAAGAAGAAAGTGACTGGGTTAAAGATCAAGATGAATGGATGAACGCTAGTGCATCTGAAAGAGAAGAAATAAGGAAAGCTGATGCAGAAAAATACGGGTATGAATATGACCCAAGTGATTATGAATAATTTTAAGGGCACTCCCACGTGCCCTATATATTTTTATCTTTTTTTAGGAGGAAATGACTATGAATGTAAAAAAAACTGGTAAAACTTGGGAATATGATTTCCGACATAATAATAAACGATATAGAAAACGTGGTTTTAAAACGAAGAAAGATGCCACTGTTGCAATGAACGAGATATATAACAATGTTGTGAATGGAGGTAAATTGCCAGATGGTATAACATTCCTTAAATATTTTGATAACTGGATTAAAGTGAATAAGGAAAATCGTATAAGTCAATCCACGTTAAATAGGTATTATAATGCTTTAAAAATATTCGATGAGAAGTTTGGTGATATCCCAATCAACGATGTATCACAGTTAAAATATCGTGAAATGTTAAAAGAATATGCAGAAGGCCATTTTGTAGGTGGTCGAAAAGAAGGACGAACAAAACAAAGTGTAAGTAAATTAAATAATTGCTTCTCACAAGCGTTTAAAGATGCTTTGAATGAAGGATTAATACAACGAGATCCTACTTGGAACACACCTATTTATGAGAAAAAAGCACCAAAAAAGGAATCATCTAAATTCTTGAATTTAACAACTTACAAAGCATTAAAAAATTTCGCTAGCTCAAAAAACGAATTGTCCTATTTAGCACTTTTTGTTTTGATAGCAACTGGTGCAAGATTCGGAGAAATACAGAAATTACAGTACAAAGATATAAACAGAAAAGATTGTACGATTCATTTACCTGGCACAAAGACTGAATCAGCTGATCGCACTATCACAATTACAGATAAGGATATGAAGCATATAGTTAGTATATTAAAATCTCGCCCCACTTCATTTAATGGATATATTTTCAATACTGGTGCAAATTTAATTAGTAACAAAGCAGTAACTGATACAATGAGAAAATTTTTATTAGAAAATGGATTAGGAAATTTTACATTACACGCATTAAGACACACACATGCTTCAATGTTATTAGCAAATGGATTTTCTATTCAATATGTAAGTAAACGTTTAGGACATGCAAATATAGAAATCACTTGGAGAGTATATAGTCATTTATTGGAAGAATTGAAAACCGCTGAAGATAGCATGCTTAATAGGGTTGTAGACTTTTAA